CCACTACCACCGTTGTAGGCCCCGTATGCAGCCATGCCTATCCCGAAGAGCTTCTCAACCCAATTGCCCCCCTTACCTTGGCCCCCCATTACACCTGACATCTTAGTACTGAGGGCCTCCACAAGAGGGTCAATAATGAGGAGACGCAGTAGGATCTTCCACAGCTCATCCAGGATACCAGTAAAGCCGTCCTTCAATGAGGAGGCCCCTGTGAGGATATCCTCTAACCCATCACCAATAGCGTTTGCCGCTTTAACTCCTGCTTGAGCCCACTCATCTGTAAGACGTGCTTGTTCCTCAAGTAAGAAGCGGTGCTCTGCGACGAGAGAGTTCATCTGTGCCCATGTAGCGCCGGCATCTTTAAGGTTCTGGATGTAAACTTCCATGGGCCCTTCAATCTCTTCAAAGATCCGGAGACTATCTGAGCCAGTGCTGAGGGCAGCAACCTTCATCTTGAGGAGCTTTGTTTCCTCTCCTGCTTTCTTGAAGCCCTTAGCCAATCTATCAAGGTCGGCAACATATGCCTTATTCGCTCTTGCTTGCTCCCTTGCTGCTTCTTTTGCCGCATCGTCTATAGCCTTCTGCAGATCCTTTGCATCCTGCTTCCTCTTTTTTTCGGCCTCATCGGCTTGTCTCTTGATCTCTGCTAATCGTAGTGTCGCTGCCATTTCATCAGTGAGAGCCTGTGTCATCGCTACGGTGAGGCGGACAATCTCCTCTTTAGAGATGAGCAGAGGATCTAAGGATCTTACGTAGTTATCTACCTTAGAAGTAACATCATTGTAGAAGTCTAATTCCTTTTGAGTGCCCATTTGTTCGAGCTTCTTGGTAATATCCGTAATTGCTTCTTCTGCCTCTTTAAGTGCCTTTGGCGCTTCCTTAAAGACCCTCATCTTTTCCGCACCATCAAGAGCTGCCTCACCCATATCATAAAGGGCTGTGGCAATACTTACTACCGTGGGTTGTACCTCGTGCTTTAGGGCAACTGACAGTTGTGCCGCAGTGTCAATTAATTCTTGTGTCTTGTCCTCAAGCTTCTTAGCCTCCTCAAAGGCCGTTATGAATCTGAATGTCTTATCGGCATCCAAATTAGGGTTAGTTGCGGTATTGGCATTTACCGCATTGAAGACTCTTATGGATGCTGCTGCATCATCAATACTGCCCTTCATGGCCTTAAAGGCTTCGGATATTTCCGTTGGTTCTTCAAATGGAGGAGGCTTTGCCATTTCCTCGTGCAATTCTTCCATTGCATCGTCAGCGCCACCTATTGCCCAATCTACTGCAAAGTATACACCTACAAGGGCGGCTAAGGATGAGACTAATTTCACGACAAGACTTGCTGTGGCCCCAAAAGGATTAGCCAACATAGCCGCATTGAGTGCCCACTGGTAGGTTGCGGCTAACTTTGTGGCGAGGGAAAATGTCTTCATTGCTGTAACCATTCCCCACAAGGCCAGCGCGATGGTACGCCCAGAGAATACAAGGACTGCTGCAGTTAGCCCAGCAAGCCAGGATGTTGTGTGTCGTACCGCCTCTGTCATTAAGTTGATAAGGCCAGTTAGAGCTTTAACTGCCAAGATAAAGCCACCAGACAGTTTTAAATGGACATCCATTTCATGATTAAACAACAGCCATGAGTTGGATAGTAGGTTGACTGCCCCTGTATAAGTTTTAACGTTCTCTGCCGCAGCCTCTCCGAACGTGGTTTCCAGGATCTCTGCGAATTTTAAGAGATCCCGTTCTGCAAAGACTTGACCTGCTTTCATCAGCTTGCCAAGTTCTGCTGTTGAGACGCCCATTGAGTCTGCCCACAACCTAAATGCGCCAGGGAGACGCTCGCCTAATTGGCCTCGAAGCTCTTCTGCTTGCACTGTACCTTTAGACATCATTTGCTCAACTGCCCTAAAGGTACCCTCAACTTCACCGTTCTCTAGTTTGAGTGCTGCAGCTGCTACGGACACTGCATGGAAGATCTTACGCACACCTTCCCCATGCAAGGAAGTGTTAATTGAAGCGGCAGTCAGTCGCGAGAAGGACTTCGCGGCAGTATCAATACGTAGGCCAAGCTCATTGGATGTAGCAATAACAAAGTTCATCTCCGCTTTAGCTGCTGCCATATCTCCTGTAATAGCCTTGAAGCGGGCCATTGAGGCATCCCATATCTTGGCTGTTTCTAGGATAGACTCGGCAAGTTTGTAGAAGGCGACTGAAAGGGCAACGATCACACCAATCATGATTAAGGTAGGAACTTTTACACGCGCTGCAATTTGGCCAAAGGAACGGAGTCGTGCACCCACACCTGATAGGGGGCCAATAGCGAGAACAGCTGAGGATTCAAGGGTACGCATCGTTTGGACAAACTTCGAAGGCCCGTGTTGGCCCCCCGCTTTAATGTTGGCCATATTAGTGCGAACAATGGCTATCTTCTCATTAAACGTTTGGAACGCCCGCCCAATCTTGATGACGTCTTTATCCGCCGCTTTGATTTCTACAGTCAAACGATTAAATGCTTTTGCTGTAGCCTCGATTTCCTCCTTGACCCCTTGGGTATCTTTACCCATGCGGCTTAGGCCAGATTGGAGACTCTGCGCTGTCATAAGCGCCTTCCGCATTTCCCTTTCTGAGAATGCCATTCCCTTAGCAATCTGTTGACCTGCAGCGGTTGAACTGGCAGCGGCTTTATTGACTGCTTGGCGGAAGTCTCTCAGTGCTTTAAGCCCCGGTAGCATTCCGGAAGCATTAATGCCTATACCAAAGGTAATTTCACCAATCTGCGTTGCCATTACCTATCTCCTTCCTTTTGCCCTTCCACTCTTCCGAGCCCGGCTTTCTGCTGCCTGCTGCCTTTCGGTTCTTGCCTTGTCCTGTTCAGATTGCTTGGTCTGTAGATCCATGTGCGCGAGATAGTATTCAATGTCTTGCACCGTAGCCTGTTCTACCACCTCGTGGTAGAACTTTCCATGCGCAGTAGCATAGGCTACGATAATTCTTTTAAAGGGCTCTCTGTCACCTCCTTCTCTGCCCCTGTTACATCAACCCCCGTAAGGAGAGTAATTGCCTTCTGCAGGCGGATAAGATCATCGCCGAAGGGCCAAGTAAGGATCATCGGTGCATCTGCCTCATCAAAGACTCTTGTCGTTGTGCCAGGCACATAAGCATAGTTGATGATCATCTGTGCCATACGCGTACCTGTATCTTCGGTGTCTTGTGCTTCGAGAATTGCCTTAAGAGTGGGTTGATGCAACTCGATATCAACCCCGAATACGTTGATGTCAATTATGCGTGGCTTGATCTTACTGAAGACTTTTGCACGGATTTGATCGCGGGTTAATGGTACTTTCACTTGCTTGGTTTGGTCATTCATAACAATTTGCCTATTGTCAATATTGCGTTGAAAAGAACCCCCACCTAGTAGAAGTAGGTGGGGGTTAACAGTCCTTACACTTCCGTGTATTCGTCTGTACCCTGGAGTTCGACTTGAAACACGTTCATGTTGGACAACCCGCCGGAGAGCGATACATCTGTAACGACAAAAGCCCCTTCGATGCCGTCAAGTGGTGATTGACCGATCACACCTAGAGGCAGATATTGCACCTCGTAAGTGTTAAGGCCTTGAAGCCAACTATCCAGAACTTTCCGGATTGCCAGATTCAATGTAGTCCCAACGTGACGCCAACTGAACGGATATACCGCTATAGCGTTGTTTGTTACGTCAGGAACCTGTAATGACCAACTGGTTGTCTCTTCTTCAAGTGCTCCGACCGCACCTGATTGACCCGTAGTCATCAGTTTAAAGAACCCGCGTGCAACTGAAGAGCCATCACCAGCTGGATCGATTTCGATGATGACTTCCTCACGTGCAATCAATGCGGCCTTGAAGTTCTGTGTGGCATTGAAGATACCTGTCAACTCAAGCCCCACCGTTTTCAGCCCTGAACGATACGTACGTGTACCATTATTGACTTGAACCGTATTGAAGCAGGATTCGTCAATCGCATCCGCACTCATGGTTAGAGTGTATGAGTTCGCACACCCTGCTGCCGCCGTTGGGAAATAGAATCCCGACGCCACTGTAATAGGTCCAGTAACACTATAACCAGCAGTGAATGTAACTTGCCCGAAGAGATAATCAATGTTCAGAATATCTACTACGGCCACGGGTACCGCATTGTCTTCGAATGTTAATGCTTGGCTGCGATCCCAAATCTCCTTAAGGGCCGCATCAATAGCGTACGTCTTACCTGAGACCAAAGTCATTGCTTCACCCGTCATAGAGGTGGGGGTACCAACACGCTTGATCTCCGCGAGATAGCCTGCGAACCCTTTGTAGATGCCATCACTGCTCACCTTCCATGATTCCAGCCCAATCTCGTTTGATTGATATTCCGCACCAAGGATTGTATCCCCAATGCCTTCTGCTTCCACGTTGAAAGCACCCTGTGAGCCCGGCAATCCATACCAAGTTACACCGGCATCGCTCGAAATGTTAATTACCTTTGCTGCCATTTGATTATCTCCTACAAAGAAAACCGGTTGCTGTTCGTGACCGACTGTGGCTCAATGATGAGGGCAAAATTGACCGAAAAGTTTGGGCGCATATTTTCGTCACGCCCAATAAACCCCAGATCACCACTTTGTGTGACTGACACCCAGCGGTCTAACAGGATGTCTTGGGATGTAACACCTAACAATAAATCCTTCACTGCTTTTGCTTCCCTGAACGTATTCATATATCCATTTACTGGCCCACGAACTACTACTTGAAGATTAGGGAAGTCCAATAACCACTTAGGGTTTGGTGTTCTTCCCATGGCATCCGTGAGTACGATAATCTTGTCGGGCTTATCAGGCATTATGCCCACCTCGAGCTTCCATCCACTTATCGCTACATGTGCGGCGAGAAGAGATTTGGCTCCTTCAGAAGCAGGATATTCAGCCATTAGGCACCCCCAAGGATCTTATTTAATGCTTCTGCCATCTCAGCATCCGTAGGGTTTTCAAGACTTCTAACTCTAGTAACTGCTGCCATTTTTTGGCCTTTCTTAGTTGCTGCGGCCTTTTTAGTCACCGCTCGTAGTACTCTACGCGCACCTTGGACGATACCTTTTTCAATATCACCCATAGTCTGCTCTATTGCAGCGGACAGATATTTTGCTTGACGGCCCCCAGAATGAGGGATATGTACCATTTCATGTACATATACTGCATAGTGAGGATAGTTGTGGCGCCCATACCCAATAACAACTTGTGTCATGCTTCGGCGCCACTGCCCAATTACTTCCAAGAACCCCGATGATTGGAGTAACCCCGTTTGTACCGGCACGAGCTCTTGAGATAATTCGAACGTAGGAATTAATGCGTTGTATATGATAGCAGGGCCTGCATCATCAACTTGATTGATGATATCCATAATCTTGTCTTCCAGGTTGCGCATCTGGACACTGATATCGTCTAGATGCCCAACGCTGCTTCTGAAGCCCACAGCCATTATACATACACCTTACGTACCGACCGTAAATTGCGAAGGTCAGTAGAACGAAACTTTTGGCAAACACGATAAGCCTTTGACAGTCCTAACGGTGTGGCTGACCCTACATAGTCACCGAGTATCAAATAATCTCCCGTCTCTATATCCACTTCGGTATATATGACTGCCTTGCTCACCTGCTCTTCATTATTATCATTCTGGAACAGTTCAGCTTTATCTTCCCATCGCGCTGGTAGGAGTGCCGGGGCAGCAAAAGTGAACCCTCCATAACCATCACTCCCAGTCATAGCCCAATAGGTTACTTGTTGATTGAGATTGCGGGAGATAACGCTCATCACACGACCCGAAACTCAGCCTTGAGCGTTGATGTACTTATTGCAGCTAGGGTCCCACTAGTATCCAGCGTTAGTGCTACTTGCCCGAAGCGAGTGGATTTGAGCCCGAAATCGTATATGTCGGAGAGGAACTCACTTGCATCACCAACCTTCTCACCCTTTAAGCCACCACGTTCTTCCGTAAGGGCCAAAAAGTGGGCTGCAAGATATAGTTCAAGTTTTGTCAGCATGGCCTCTGAGTGCCCTGCATCTAGTAAATTGGAGTCCACATATACGTGGGCAGTATCAATAAAACTGCCCACGATAGTAGCGTCAACCACGCTAGTGGGGATGAGCTCCCTTACTTCGATGGCTGATACGCGTGCGGTCATGACACGTTACTGTCCGTCACCACTGTCAGCATCGTTAGCATCTTCAGCGGCTTCGATTGCAATGACGGCAGCCTTAGCTGCTGCCAATTTGGGGTCTTCCAGATATATCGCGAACGCAATTGCAGTGCGTTCCGAGATTCGGACTGTTTCACCAATCTGCGCTACACGAGGTTCACCTGAATCAGGGTCAGTTGTGTAAAGCGGTTTTGGGCCAATTACAACACGTGTCACGAGCTTCTCTGCTGGCCTTGCGGGTTCCACCAGTGATGCCTCGTTAAATTGCTTATTTGCCTTATTTGCCATTGTTCTATCCTCGTTGCCTATTATTGAATTATTGAAGTAAAGCCCCCTTGAGAGATGGGGGCTTTACAGTGCTCCCTTATTGCCTTGTGTTACGCGATCTTTGCAATACCAGACTGCAGTGACTGCGTCCAACGTACCCTGGGAACCATGATTGACATGACTTTGAAATGGACCATCATGCCTCCCTGTGTTTCCCACTGAACAGTGGTGGGTTGCAAGCCGATAACTTCATCGATTACATCCCGTGTCATCTGCACCAGATAGGCGTTGTTGGCAGCAACATTGACTGACGGCAGGATCTTGTCAACCCCTTCGACAGCCAGGATGCGCTGTGCAATTGTCATGAACGAGCTACCTGCTACGTTATAATCGTTCATCAGCCGGTTCCAGGTGGTATAGTTCACCAACAGAGTGTACGGCCCATACATGTTATCTGCATAGAGCGCGGCCATTGCTGTTAGGATATTTGCAATGTACTCTGCACCCGTTGACGTTGTGTCCCACAAGGCTGTCATCGTGACTGGGCTCGAGTTCGGGACGTTTGACAGTCCGTAAATCCGAGAAGCTCCAACACGTGTTGCGTGACCCGCAATAACCATTGCTTCAGTGGCTTCAGCAACAAGTCGCATTGCCAATTCAGCCTGGGTGGTATCCAGCGGTTGTCCTGTTGACCGAGAGGCTTCCAGCTTACGAATGTTGATGCTGAAGTCCTTATGAACGATCGGGAGCGGCATGCTCTTCAAGCTGTACTCGATGGTATCACCTTCACCACGAGTTACGCCTGACATTGAGACATTCGCCGGATCCATATCGCTGACGTCTTCCCACTCGAGGATCGTTGTTCCGAGCCCATTAGGAATGTTGTATGTGAGCCCCCTAGAAACGAGCTCACTGACCAGAGGTAGACGTTGACGCCCAATTTCAATGAGCGCATTGTCAATCTGGGACCATTCATCTTTGCGGAGGACAGCATTTGTACGAAGGGCATTTATGTCAAAACCGGACTGCAACAAGCGTGTTGCAACGTCTCCAGTTCCTTTCAATGAACCGCCCTGTGCGGAAATGATATCAACCTGTGCTTGACCTGGCATATTATTTCTCCTGTACAGGGTGGGTTAACAAACTTCGAGTTTAAAACGGTTGCCAACAGAGGCAGTAGTAAGCGCGAGGCCTACAATACTGACACGTTGGGCGGTGTCCGTAGCGGCGTCGGCCGTTGCATCATCCAAACGGCCAGCACCATCGGACTCAACGTATAACAGCGCTGTGACTC